ACTCGAGTTGCGCCTCGTGCAGCTCTTGCAAGCTGATCTCCCGGACGATGGTGATACGCCGCGCAGCGACCTTGCTGTCATCATCGCTCCGGCTCAAACCGTCCTCATCGACATCCACCTCGCAGTAGCGGGACAGCGCTGGCGGGTAGTACGCAAACACGTCCACCGGGCGGAGGAAGGCGTAAAACCCGTGTTCATACCCAACCGCGTCCTCGCACTCATACGTCTTACCGATCTCGTACTGCCGTCCGTCACATGTGAGGTCTTTGTCAAAACCATTGTACGCTTTCATTTCTTCCTCCTGTGCTTTCCTTCGCAAAACTGTTCCTTTGCTTTTCTCCTTGCTGTGCGATGCCGCTCGCCTCACATCGCGGCCTTGCCTTGCCAATCCGTCGCATCTCTGTGCCAATCAGATCCTTAGCGTCACCGGGCACATCCAAGCCATAGCTTGACCCTGCTCCGCCCTACTGTGCCGTTGCATCTCGATGAGCCGCCACACTAGGCATCGCCTTAGCTTGCCTGGCACCTTAAACCAATCTCAAAACAACTTGATCCAATTGGTCATGCACTGCTTCGCGATCCTTTGCCGTTACTCGTCGTTTCGTTACTTCGCAATATTCTTCCGTCGCTAACCTTTTCGTCACAACGCCTTAGCTCTGCCATGCAAATCCATCGCTTCCCCAGGCCGTGAGGTGCCTTGCCATCGCGTTACCTTGCCGCGCTTATCCATGCCGTCGCTGGGCTATGCCCGGATCCGCTTTGCCTTCGCGGCGCAGTCCTGAGCGCAGCCGCGCCGTCGCACGGCCTTGTTTCGCCCCGGCTTGCCTTAGCTTGTCGCCGCTATACTATGCCGTTGCTCTTCTAGGCGGACCTTATCTAAGCCATCGCCATACAAAGCGAGACGTTGCTACGCCGTCGCCTTGCTTTCCATGGGACAGCTTTTCCGTCGCTTGTGGCCTTGCCGGACCGTGCCTCGACCGGCCCCACCACGCCATACCTAGCCTGCCATACCGTGCCGCGCCGGGCCAAGCCCCGCCCGACCTTGCCCTGCCTGCCATGCCTGCCATACCATACCTTGCCACGCCTTGCCCAGCCCCACCTTGCCGAGCCACTCCCGGCCACACCATACCTCGCCTGCCACGTCCGTTATTGTTCAGGCTTGGAGGCCTTATCATCCTTATTCTTTTTTGATTCGATAGCGCCTTCAAGGTAGCCCATGATATAGCTTCGCATTTCTCCGGTCATATACGGAAGGGAACGTTTCAGCTTTGAAACGATGCTCTTTTCTTTCTCGGACATTGTGTTCACCTCCTATCCTTCCTTCAAGCTGCTTTAATCTTACTACAAGTCACTTGATTTGTCAATAGCTTTTTTCAAGTCACTTGAAATTTTTCATTGACTTTTTAATTTTTTTGTGGTTTAATATGTACAGGAGGTGATACGGATGTCTACGATTGGCGAGCGGTTCAGTTTTTTAATAAAAGAGTTGAATTGCACGCAAACAGCGATGGCTAAAAAGGTCGGCGTTTCGCCCGCGATGATTTCCGCCATTTGCAAAGGAACGTCAAATCCGAGCGAGCGCACGATCAAAGATGTTTGCCGCGAATACCACGTTGATTTGGATTGGTTACGACTTGGAACACCGCCCCCAAATGGGAGGATCATAAGCCAGACCAAGGAAGAAGCGATCTCTGATTTTCTTGGTGACGTAATTGCAAACGACGGCCCAGCAGATTTCAGAAAAAGATTGATTTCCGCTTTGGCGGCAATGGACGAAGATGAATGGGATCTGCTGGAAAAGCTGCTGGACAGAATAGCGCCAGAAAAAGAAAACCCCGGCCGTTAAGGCCGGGGCATTTTCTTTACCTGTCTAATTGCAAGACGATTCTGTACAATAAATTAAGTTTTCGCTCGTCTAAATTTTCGAGCATGCTCTTGATATGGTAAATCAAACGTTCTTTTCCCATTTTATCCTCCATCAATTCTCAACTAAACCAATTCTCGAATCAATCGCACATGCGTACTACTTCAAAAATTTCGACATAATAATATCAAGGTGTGCGTTGACTTTTTTGCCCTCTTGCGGTATCCTGACAGCGAGAGGGGCGGGAAGTCAACGGCAGGGGTCATCGTCGTCCATCGTAAGATCCTCCTGTCGTGCGTTTGCTGGCCTGCTGCATCAGCCATCGATAAGCCGTGTTCAGCGTGCGGTCGTCCATACCGTCCAGCACGCGGCGTATCTGGCCAATCACATAGAGACGGTCCATGCGTCATTCCTCCCTTCCATTTTATCGAACATGTGTTCGATAGTAAAGTCTTTCGGCGAAAAAAGTCGCCGAAAATCTCCCCTTGAGCTGAGACGATCATAGCATGGAACACGTGCAAGGAAAAGAGCATCTTGTCGAAAAACCTTGCAAATCAATGCAACATCGTTGCACCACATGCAACGATCGTCCCAGACGGGGCCGTAGAAAGGTGGCGGGGCCTTGGAACAAGGCGAATCGTTCAGCGTCACCGCGCGTCGGTTGAAATCTCAATCCGACATAACGATACGTGCATTAGCCGAAGCCTGCTTTATCTCGGAAAGCACGACGAGCCGATACCTAAACGGCCAGATCGTACCGCCGAAAGAGACAGCAGACAGGATGATCCAGACCTTGAGGGCTGCTAGGGTCGTGGATGATCCACCAGACCGCGCCGAAAGTGGGGACGCTGAACACGCGCTCGAAAGGGTCGAGAAGATGTACTTGGAGAGGATCCGGGACATCCAGACGACGCTTGAGTATGAGCGCAAGCAGAAACGGGCGTATTACGTCGTCATGCTGGCCGTCATCTGTGTGTTTTTGGCCGTGACGATGTTTGACGTCCTGTGCGGGGATGTCGGTTGGTTCCGACATTGAGTTAGCCACCCGGAAGGGGCGGCGTTTTGCATCTATGGAGGAAAATATCAATATGTTTTGTCAGAAATGTGGAGCGGAAATGATCGATGGGAAGTGCCCCAAGTGCGGCAACGAAGTCGTGCAAACTCAGGCCGTCACGCAGAACAACGGCGCGTATAACCCTGTCGGGGAAGGACCCTTTCCGAGAAAGAGCAAGGTCACGGCGGCGATCCTGTGTTGTCTTGGATTCGTCCTTGTCGCTGGGATCCATCGCTTTTATACAGGCAAGATCGGGACCGGCGTCCTTTGGCTCTTGACCGCTGGGTTATGCGGCATCGGTACGATCGTTGACCTCATTTCCATCCTCACTGGTTCTTTCCGCGACAGCAATCTTCTGACGCTTGAGTAAAGATGGAGGTTTTGAGATGAAAAGAAGGATATTGGCTCTGCTTCTCGCGGCCCTGTTCGCCGTGGCCCTGTGCGCCTGTGGCGGCACGTCTGACGGTGAGAACACAGATGGGCAGGACACTGAGACCGTGGACAACACGAAAGCGGATCTCGGTGATTATCACGTAGAGATCGGCGGGGCGAAGCTGACGAAAGACTACGAAGGAAATCCCGTCATCGTGGTCGATTTTACTTGGACGAACAACTCCGAAGACACGCAAAGCGCGCTTGTCGCACTGAGCGGCCAAGCGTTCCAGGACGGCGTGTCTTTGGAGAGTGCCATCGTCGGTGACAACTCCGTTTATGATAGTAATTTGAATTGGAAAGACATCCGGCCCGGTACCACGGTCGATGGTCAGTATGCTTTCGTGCTGTCCAGCGAGACGTCTCCTGTCGAATTTGAGCTTTCGGAGACGTTCTCCTTCTCCGACGAAATGGCGACGGCGGAATTTGACCCGGCAAATTTGGCTTGAAAACACGAAGTGCCCCGCCTGTTGGAGAGAACAGACGGGGCACCTGCTTAGGGGGCGGCTAAACTTAGGAGGGCTGAGCCGCTGGCCCTATTGTAACACACATGGGGGCGAAACGCAATGACAAAAAGAGAAGATGGATTGTGGCAGCAGAGGATAACGGTCGAAGAGCGCGGGCGAAAGAAGCAAAAATATTTTTATGGCCGCACAAAGCGAGAAGTGCTAGACAAGATCCGGAACTACAAGGAAAAGGCGGAAGCTGGGCCGACGTTTGAGGAAGTAGCCGATGAGTGGTGGGAGAAGCACGAAAAAGAGATCGCCCACAACACGGCAAAGCCGTATCGGCCAGCGGTGAAAAGAGCGATAGAAGAGCTGGGTGCGATGAGGATAAAAGAGCTACGTCCGGTCGATATCAAAAAATTTATCGAAAAATTTGTCAAGGAAACGTCGGCGGCGCAGAAGACGGCGAAAACGCAGTTGACCGTGGTAAACCTCGCGTGCAAGTATGCCGTGGAAAACGGCTTTATCGACGCGAACCCATGCCGCGACGTGTCCATCCCAAAGGGCCTAAAAAAAGAGCCGCGCAAGATTGCCAGCGATGAGGATATCGCGATCGTCAAGAAATCACGCGACTGCACTTTCGGGGATTTTGCTTTTTGGACCATTTACACGGGGCTGCGCCGTGGGGAACTGATGGGCCTGAAATGGGAGGACATCGACCTGAAGGAACGGACGATATCAGTCCGCCGGAGCATCTACCACGACGACCACGGAGCGCCACACATCAAAGAGCCAAAGACAGCAGCCGGTATCCGGACCGTACCTATATTAGATGCGCTGTATGCTACAATCGACGAACGGAAGAAGAGGGGATGGGTCTTCCCGGCCCCGGACGGCGGACCGCTGTGGAGCGGTCAAATAGAATGGCGGTTGAAACTGTATGCGCGCGAGAGTGGGATAAAATCCACCCCGCACCAAATGCGTCATGCATTCGCGACGATGCTTTTTGACGCAGGGATCGACGCAAAAGACGCGCAGGCTCTTTTGGGCCACGCGCAAGAATCGACCACGCGAGACATCTACACACACATCCGAGAGAGCCGGGCGAAGAAAATCAGGGAACAAATCCGCTCGATCGACTACGAAGACCCGAAAAAGAAAAGTGTGTAGATAGGGTGTAAAAGATTGGCGAAGCATTGAAAATAAAGTGTTTTTCGAGCGTTCGAATCCCTCCTTCTCCGCCAAAACAGAAACCCTTGATTCTCAAGAAAAACCTTGGGAATCAAGGGTTTTTTTGCTACTTTTGCTTACGGGTCTAGACCGGTCGAAACCGGTTGAAACGGGTGTAAAAGGGTGTAAAAATGGTGTAGTAAAATCTGCCGTCTACGCCCTCACTTGACCACATTGCGATAGTATCTCAGCAGCTTGTCCTTCCCGGCGTCCTTATCATCGAGAAAAGCCTGGGCCATGCCGACGTAAAAATCTATATTGCTGATCCCGAGCTTTTTTGCGACGTTGACGTAATCCGAGTAGATCATATTGAGCGCTGCATAAAATTCCGGAAGATCGCAATCGATCCCGCGCTGCTGCATGACGGTCTTGACCTGATCCATGCTCCAATGCGGGCCGGTCGTGCCGTCCTCATTTTGCATCTTGCTGGCCCATTCCTCCGCGATCTGCGCGGTCATGCCATCGCTGCCGGTCGTGACAGCTCTGGTCATCGTCGCGGCCTGGGTAGTGTGCTTGTCGGTGGAGCGTGCGGCGTTGGAGCGGTCGAACCCGATGACCTTATCGTCATCGTAGTAGGGCGGCGTCCAGACATCGCCCGCGTAGCCCATCGGAGTGCGGCGCATATCGTCCATCGGAGCATATCGCCCGTTGTCGTAGTGCTCCCTGCCACGGCTGTCACGATATCGATCCTCTACGTCGTGGCGGCGGTCCCTGCGCCCGTCGTCCTCATACTCGATGGACATCTTGCGCCCGCCGTTGTTAAGCATCATCATGCGTCCGAGCTTGTTCACGCGCCCTCACCTCCCGTCGTGGTGGTGGGGGCCGTGCCGTCGATGCTGGTAAGGTCATTGTTGGGCGTGCAGCAGCAGCGGCCCAACATCCTAAACGTGCCGCCCGTGGGCGTGGTGGAGACGCGCGTAGAGTACCGGGTGCGGGTCCTCAGACCGGCGGCGGTTATCTGGGCGCAATCAGGGCCGTCCAGCGGATAGAGCTGGGTTCCGGTCCCGATGGTGATATACACCGGGGCCGTGATCGTAGTCGCGGCGGGGATGCTCTGCGCGACAACGATGCAATACTTACAGCTATCCGAGTAGCTGTCCGCCGGGATGTTGACGATTAGCCCGGTCCCGGCGGTAAAGGTCACGCTCTGCGAGATGATGAGACGGTTGCAGAGCTTGCAGGTGGTTTTACAGGACATTATGATACCTCCAAAGTCGAGGGGCGACAGGTATCATCCTGCCGCCCCGAAATCGTCACGGCATTGCCGGAGTGGTGTAGCCGGTCCTATCAGCCGCAGCAGTTGCCACAGCCGTTACCGGACATGCAATAGGGATAGGGAGCCGGGACCTGGTAAGCAGGGACCGGGGCTTTGTCGGCCAGACGTGCGACGAGATAGTTGTTCTGCGCCTCCTGCGACGCCTGGAACTTGAGGGACTGATTTTCGGCCTGAAGCTCCGCAATGCGCTCCGCCTGTCTGGTGGTCTCCATCTGATCCAACCGCGCGATGATGCGGTCGGTATCGTTGTGGGTGGACTGGATGACGTCGCGGGTGTTGCTTGCGGCGGCATAGCCGACGTCGCAAAAACCGCGCTCGATCTGACGCTGGGTGTCGCAGCAGCAGGACGCCATCTGATTGCCCAAGGAGTTAAGGCCAGCGGTCACGCCGTTAAAGCCCTGCATGGTCGCCATGTTGACGCCGTTGATGAGTTGGGCATTCTGATAGCCAAGGGTGCAGATCGCATTATCGACGCCGTGGAAGCCGGTAGAGAGCTGCGTGCCGAGGTTGTTAAAGCCGTTGAGCATACCGGTGTTCATCGCATAGAAACCGTCGCACAGGCCGTTTTGGACGCCCCTGACGGCGTTGTCCAACCCGTTGAAATTGAAGCTCTCGCAGAGGTCGGCACGGGTGATAGCACCCTGGAGGCCGGAGCCGTTCGCGCCGTTGCCGCCAAAGCCGCCCCAACCGTTACCGCCGAAGATCAGGGCGATGATCAGGAACGCAAAGATCCAGGAACCATCGCCGCCCCACATGCCGCCGCCATTGCCGCCGCCGTCGGAATCACGCCCCATCGCGTAACCCATGCTAAAATCGTTGTCTGCCATTGTAAGATCTCCTCTCAGAAAAATCACGAACGGGCCGCGCGCTCCCGTTGGTGTCGTTTGGGAGCGGTTTTAGGTCAAGACCCGCAAAACTGAGGGAGTATTTAGTTTAACGATCCAAAAAACATAACGATTTTTAAATCGTTTGGCTAAACCTTTGGTTTTAAATCAAAAATTTAGCTTATTTTTCGCTTGGGATCGTCAACCCAAGATTTCGGGCGATGTCGTTAAGACTAACGCCGCGCTCTTTGGCCATGTTTTCGGCCATTTGCCGGAGCTGCTGAGGGTTGCGCCCCTGTATCATCCGCATAGCTTGCGCCACTTGAGGATTGGCCCTTGTAAGCTGCTGCATGATGACCGCCGGAGAGCTGCCGCCCCTGAGCATCTGCATCATCATCGTCATGGGGTCATTCATTGGGATCATTTTTCGCCTCTCCCTCTAATTTTTGGACGCGGGCCGCGAGTGCGTCGAACACCTCGACCGGCACGAATCGCACGGGCGAAGGCTCCGGCGCGGGCTGTACCCGCCGATACTCACAAAAGATGGACGCGCCTGTATTGGTGTCAAAACGTTTGAGATAAATCGTGTCGTGTGCGATGTCCGGCATGACGGTCCCCGGCCCGAAAAAGTCCACTTGCATGGCAAGGGCTTCCTCCCGCCCCGTGACCGGCTTGCAGACATAAGACGGCATCCGCTGTGGCTGGGCCAACTGTTGGGCTTGCTGGGCCTGCATCGGCTGTGCGTAGCTCATCGGCGGTGTCGGCTGACCGTATACGCCTTGTCCCATCATTGGATACATGTCCACACCTCCATTTCTGCCTCAGTTTATCAGATTTTCGGCGGCAGGATGTCCAACTCTTGACCAATCAAAATCCAAATTCAGGATAAAAAAACCACCATTTAGCGTAAAAAGTGCTTGACAACTACGCTAATTGGTGGTATACTTTAGATACAGTAAGAGAGACGGAGGAAACAAAAATGAAGTACGATAAGAGCAAGATCATGAAGAACGCCTGGGCCACCTACAAGCACTTCCAGAAGTTCGTCAACCCCCTGAGCTTCAGCGTCTGTCTCTCCCGCGCGTGGGCCGCTGAGAAGAAAGCCATCGCTAAGGCCGCTCGGGAAGTCGAAGCCGAGAAGGCGATCCGCTACGAAGTCGGTAAGCGGATGTCCGACGCCGGTGCCGTCTTTATGAAGCCCGCCGTTATCGCCGAGGCTGGCCGTATGGGTTGGGTCCTCTCCGGCAAGACCTACGCCGCCCGCAAAGAGATCAAGGCCATGGGGTTCCGCTTTGACTGTGAGGCCCGCAATTGGTACACCCAGGACAAGGCCGTCGCCGTGGCGTTCGCGATGATTTAATCACCAAATAGCGTAAAAAGTTATTGACAAATACGCTGATTGGTGGTACACTATAATCAAGGTAAGGGGAACGGAACAAATACAGGAGGGCAAGAAAAATGAAAGAGACCATCATCAACGAGATCAAGAAGATTGCAGAAGAGTACAACATGGATTACGAAAAGATCGGCATCCGCTTCCAGGACGAAGGCTTTGAGCTTGGCCCTATCGATCATGTGAGTAACGTTTGGATCGACGGCGAAGACACCGGGGAAGAGATGGACGGTATCAGCGTGTTTGACGTGGCAGCTCTTAAGTACGCCAGCACTAAGGGTTATGAGTGGTTCGACCACATCGCAGTCATCGGCGGCAACGATTATGTGTATGGTGAGGACGCGGGCGAACTGGTCATTTCCGATCCCGTCGTGCTTAGTATCATCAAATGAGAGCATACGACTTGACCGGCCAGCGTTTTGGCAAGCTCGTGGCGATCGAGCGAAAAGGCAAGGCAGACGGGATGCCCGGAAACTATTGGGTCTGTCTGTGTGACTGTGGCAACACGACGCTTGTAAACACGTCTAATCTAACATCCGGCCATACAAAATCTTGTGGATGCTCTAAGACCACAGCGCAGAAAGACGCAACGGCCAGAGTGGCAGCACAAAAGGGGTCCCCGTTGACGTCGAAGCATGAGCTGAACAAACACGCGAAATGTTTCCGGCTCGAAAGAGACGGCGAAGTGCACGACATCCGCAATCTGACCAATTTTGTGCGCGAAAACAAGTCACTCTTTGACTTGGATGAGACCGCCGACGAAAACGAGATAAATAAGGTCAGCCGTCAAATGTCAGACGCAAGCTATAGGGGATATCGCTGTAGAGGTTGGGCCGTGGAAAAGATACCGGATACCTACGATTTACCCGGCAGGAAAAGACAGGCGTTGGATGATGACACGCGGAGGGGGCGCGTGCTGTCAAGGTCGAAAGCGATAGGGTCTGTTTTTTGTGACGCGCGAATCGCGAAGGGGCTACAAAAAACGGACATCGCGGCGATGACAGGTATAAGCAAAGCGTCGATAGAGCGTTATGAGGTTGATCCGCGTTTGTTGCTTAACGCGCCGGCGAAGAACTTTTTCGCCGTGTGCGTGGCCTTGGGCTTGGACCCGAATGAATTATACAGGGTCCTGTTAGACAAAAACACGACGAAAGAGGGGAAACAAGATGGTTAATATCACACAACGGCTATTGGTCGAGGCGGCAGCAGAAGAAGATATGGACGCATTTGTCTCCGATTGGTCGATGTCCTCGATTTGGGACGATGACCCGGAAGAGCTCTATATCCCATTTTCCCGCATCGACTACCTCACCGGCCTCTGGGAGGATGCCCACAAAAGCCCACGCGAGATCCGGGAGATGACCGGACTTTCTCGCGCCGCTTTTGGAGCGGTGTACCAGATCCCGCCGCGCACGATTGAAAACTGGGAGTATGGCCGGACGCAGATGCCCATCTATATCCGTCTCGCGTTGGTCCGAATGGTAAGGGAGGATTTTGGGAAAAGAGAGGACGGTGTACCGGGTTGAAACTCTATCAACTCTCCCATGTAGGCGACGGCGAAAAAGACACCGCCCTCTTTACTGCGCTCCCGGAAGCGGAACGGATCGCCGCCTCCGTTTGGTTCCGCCTCCCCGCCCCAAAACGCAAAACACACTCCGTCGCCGTGCTGTCCTTTGACGCGGACCTGTCAAAGCTCCGGGAGGACTATCTCGCGGAGTACGGCTTGCCGGGAGATATCGATCCGCACGACATATCGGTCGAGACGTGGGAGAGTATCTTGTACGACCACGGCAGCGCGGTCGTGTCCGGGCTGTCAACGGTCGCCGGGTATCCCTGAGCGGCAAAAAAAGAGCTGAAAAACACCATCCAGCGCGATATGTTGCACCGGATGGTGTTTTTTTGACCCTGTTTTACAGAGATTTCCGCCGGATGCTTGCGAGGGTGTTGTTGATCGTCCCCCTACTCACATCCAACTCCGCCGCCACATCCTCGATGTGCCAGCCGCGCCGGTGGTACAGCTCGAACGCCGCCCGCTCCCGGTCGGTCAACCACGGATTAGAGGCCATTTGCTCAAGCTGCTTTTGCGTGTAGCGGTATCGCGGCATTACCCTCCCTCCCCTCAGATCAGGCCCTTGCGGCCAAGGATCGCGGCCAGCTCATCGCGCCGCACGGGACGCTCAGGGGCCTCACCGTTGATGATGCCGATCGCGTGGGCTTTGGCAAACCAACCTTCGTCGCGGCTCCAACCGGGTTCCGTGACCGCGTCATAGTGGCGCATCGCCTTCTCGACGAGCTGGTACGCCTGTTCGTCCGTCATCTCTGCGAGCATCTTGCCGATGTCCATATCCTCTTCCTCCTTCTTGGGCGGGTCGATGACCCAGTAATACTTGACCTGTCGCCTAAACGTCGCATAGTCGCCGCGCGTCCGTGCGTCTTTGGTGCTGGCCGGGTCGTTGATGTAGATGGTGTCGCCCTTGAGCCGGTAACACAGGACATAGTGACCGGAACGGGTCCAGGTCCCCTTGCCCATGCAGGCGATCACCAGACAGCCCCTGTCGAGGGCCTGAGCGGCCTGAGCGTGATAGGGCGCGTCGGCCATGCCGTAGATATTGGCGGCGTTCAGACGGCGGCACACAAGACCGTACCGCTCCGCCGCGCGGGGGAAATACCCGTAATAGGTCCCCTGATGCGGGGCTTTCCAGCCGTGGGCCAGCGCCCAGGCGCACTCGGTTTCCGGCGTGACGTTGGGGTCCGCCCAGGTCGCGAGGACCATAGCCATAGCGGTAGGCCCGCACCCGGACCGTCCAATGGTCGTGGTCTCACCTTTGGCGGAGTAGTCTTTATCGGACCAACGTGGGTCCGTCTGTAGGTACGATACGGGACGCTTGTCCATCGCCCGCGCCCCCTCTCAGCGGAACAGGTCCGCGAGGGTCAGGGTCTTGTCGCGCATGTAACGGTTGCACTCAGCCGTCCACGCGGCCAGCTCGGCGGTGCAGTCGGTGAGCTTGTGCTCATGGATGTACATCTGAGTGGCGACGTCAACGGTGACGTTGTGCTTCTCGGAGATGGCCTTGATCTCCTTGCGGGCGTCGTAAAAACGATTGTTTTCCATGCTTGACCTCCTATAAGTCTGTGTCGATGGGTTTACTCTTCCACTTCCGGCAGCCCCGCCACACTGGTCAGCAGGGACAGCACACCGGCCAGCACCGCCGCCGAAACGACGACGGGCCAATTGACCTCACTCAAGATGGCCGATGCGCCGATCGCCGCGATGGCGGACTGTGCCACGGTCTTGATGGCGCGGATGCCTGCCGCCTTCCACCAGTTCTTCCACTTCTCGCTCATATGGTCTCACCTCCTATCAAGTGGTCTCTACGACGGTCACGTACAGCCCCACCAGCTCACTCAAGGCGTTGTACACAGGATCGCCGGTATCTCTGTTGCAGAGGTACGTCACGCCGCCCTGCGTGTAGTACAGGCCCGCCGTGAGGGCCATGTTGCCGTTGTAGGGGATGGGGTCGTATTTGCTCCCGTCGTGCGTCTCATCGATTCGGGTATAGAGGGCCGCTGTAGCCGTGCCCGGTGCCCATGTCTCCTGCGAGGTATGGGCTTGGAGGACCTTGTACAGGTCGCCCTGATACGTCACCTTGTAGCCCACGGGGTAGTCTTTGCCCGGCTCCCATGCGGGATATAATGTCTTGACGGACAAGGCATCTGAGTTGCTCAAAAGCTGCGCGCCTTGCTCGATGATCGCGCGGTATTTGTTCGCTTGTCGGGTTGTCATGTCACACCTCCCACGATGATACTGAGCGCGTCTTCCGCGGAAAGCTCTTCGTCCGGCGGAGTATCCCGCTCTGCGTCAGCGTCCACTTCCGACCAATTTTCCGGCCTGTCATAGATCCCGAGGTAAACCCGCTCACTATATACGCCGTTCGCTGTCAAAATTTTGCCCTCATCCGCGATCAGCACGGTCATACCGTTCGTCGATTCCGTCGTCATGCCAATGTCCACCCCTTATTTGTAGCAACAGATTTTTCCGCATCGGAAATTCGCGCCAAATTTGCGTTGCCGAGAGTTAACGTCACTGTTGTTGCCACCGTCGGAAGAACTCCCAAAAACGCAACGATCGAATTGTGCCGCAACTTGGATGCATTGTTTATTTGCGTCGCAAGCGCGGGCCAAATCGTATTGACCCCGAATTTTAGGGCTTGTAGGATGTAGCAGCTGTTGAACATGTTTTGCAGACTGGTGACTGCCCAATTGGTCGTGTCCCATCCACTCATGTCGATGGATTGGAGACTGGAGCAGTTGTAGAACATGAATTGCAGACTGGTGACTGCCCAATTGGTCGTGTCCCATCCACTCATGTCGATGGATTGGAGACTGTAGCAGTTGTAGAACATGTATTGCAGACTGGTGACTGTGCTAGTCCCCGGGAAAATCACTTTGACGTGCTCTGTAATTCTCGATGCGAACTCTCTATAGTTCCATCCTCGCGAAACGTTGCCACTTGCCCACGGCAACCGACCGTAGATTTCTACAACAGGTTGTTCGTGCGCCGCCGAGGCGGTTTCAACCAGTTTCAGCCCTTTGCCTTCTGCGGCGTCACCGGTCGCTCTCATGCGGTACACTACAAAGGCTCCCTCTGTTATGGGGAGAGTTGTGGTGTACGCTACACCGCTCCTTTGGCCCGTAACGCAAGTTTCAGCTACGACAAAACCGCCATCCTCGATTTTTCCGCGTTCCAGCGTCCATGTCCCGCCGGTGGTATCCGCGCAAAATCCGATCTCATGCTCGACGTCTGGGTCGATCGCGTGAGCGGCGATCGTACCGCGACAATCGACGGTGTAATACATTGCGTCCTCATTGGACAGGTCCAAACTGTCCAAATCAGGCCAATTCGCCGGGCGGACCCATCCCTTTGCGGGCGATGGAGTGTTGCCGGAGATCGCATCGATCGCAGAGACAAACCCGGCGGGGAATGCCAGTTGCTCCGTCGTGTTGCCCTTCGAGCGGATCGCATCGGCAATACTTGTAAGGTCAGCGTCCAGCGCGGCCCCGTCCACGATCTTGTCGTAGCTCATCAATAATCGCCCCCTGTCCATGTAGGTAGTGCCGTGAGGACATCTTGCACGATCTCTGTTTTGTCAGCCGCTGTCCAGTAGTCGGTCCCTTTGACCGGGGTGGTGCCGTCCGCCCCCTTTGGTATCCCAAAACTCAACACCGGCTCCGCCACCGTCCCCCCGATACTAGCCGTAGCATCCTCCCCCGGCTCCAACGTGGTCACAGTGCCGATCTTGAGGTCGGGGGTGGTGCCGTCTACGCCCGCCGGACCTTGCGGGCCGGTCTTGCCGGACGCATCTACCATCGTATCGACATACTGGCTCTTGTCCGGGTCCCATACCTCCCAGGTGTTGGTCCCGGAGATGCGCGGGCCGTGGGTGGCGGCGCTTTCGGCTCGATCCGCTGCATCCTCCGCGCGGCCCAGCGCGTCGGAAAAGGCCGTAGGGAGCGTGGGCCAGGTGGCGTCACCGCTCAGGCTCTTGGGCACGGCCATACCAATGATGTTGGTGTGCCGGGTCACGCCGTCCTTCGCGCCGATGAGCTGCAACAGGTAGTCACCGGCAAGGGCAAGCTGGCTCTTGCTGAGGGTGGTGCCGACCACGCCATCTGTGGCGGTGAGGGGGATGACGTCTAGCTTGTCGCCCATTTGGGCGTTGAGCGCCCACGTCCAACCGTCCGGCGCGTTGACGACCTCCAACGGCTCCCCGTCGTCGTACTGTCTGGGTAGTCGCCCCTTGTCGAGGGCGATCACCCAGTCGGAAAAGATGATCCTCACGTGATACCTCCTATCTAACGGGCAGCTCATCCACCTCACCCATGATGGTGTCTAGGTGTCCGTTGCCGCCCAAGTTTTTATAAGCCTTGTGCATCTCATGCAGGGTCTCTTTCTCCGCGATCGTGATATCCCCCCGCGTGATATAGGCTTGCCCCAAGTGCCGCACCCGGTCAATCATGAGGACCTTTTGAGCGTCCACGAGTGCGTCGATCCTGTCGTCCTGTCGATCCGTCTTGTCCTCCCTCTGATCCGCTTTGATCCATCGCCGATTGAGTAGGGCGACGACGACAGCGGACAGGCCGGAGGATCCGAGGACAAGGGCGGCAAGGCTCAGTAACTGATCCATAGTCTCACATCCTTGTCAGGTGTCTGTCTCGATGACCTCCCATGCCTCCGCATAGTCCGTGGGACTGTATGCCGTGTCCTGCTTGCATCGGTAGAGCTTGCCGTCGTCGGTCATATACTCCCCGGCGTGATACATGTCGTGCGCCCCCGTCGGCTGGACGAAGGGCCGCGCCGTTTCCGGGGTGGTCCCGTGCAGGGGGCGGTTGAACGTGTACCACGCGGCGTTGTCGGGCTTGATATCAGGATAGACGGCGTTGTCATACGCCTGATAGCACTCCCACACCTGCCCATTGGCAGTGTAGATCTCGCCCACGGTGTGGGACCCGCTGGCCCACTCAGCATACAGCCCCGCCGCCCTCAGCCGCTTGTCGTCCGTGTCCACGCTGTCCCCATTGAGGGACAGGCGGGAGACGTAGATGGCGGATGCGAGGGCATCGTACAGTTTGGTGGTCACAGGTTAAGCCCCCTTTCGATCGCCGCTTCCAGCGCGTCCATGCGTTCCTCCACCGTCGCCGTCGGCTCAGGCTCCGGGGCGTCAGGATGCTCCGCCTTGTAAGCGTCCAGCGCCTCCTGATCGACGGCAAGGGCAGTCACGAGATTGCCGTCAAGGGTAAGCGTAACAAAGCCCATATCCGCGAGGTAGTCGCTCAAGAGGTCGTCCGGCAGCATCACGCAGCCGGGAAAAGGCTGACCCATGGGGTTGCCATGGTAGGGGCCTGTTGGGTTGATGTAGTACATGCGTTGACCTCCTTTTTAGCCGATGGCTAAGAATGTGTATTTTTTCCCAGACTCATTCAATTGCACCCATGCTTGATCCGTATATGAGGTATCTATATACCAACTCAACGTTTTGCTGTCGGCACTCTTTTTCCCCATAAGCGTCCCGTTTAAGTCACTGCCTAAACCTTGTTTACTACTGTAACTTGTTGATACCCAATCTAGTATTTGATAGATATATTCTGGGGCAGAGTTTGTAAGGTTTTCTGCAAAAGCATATACTACCATTTTCATTGGGAAATCAGCAGTAATACTACACGGATTACTAGCACCTTGTGTCCCTGTCCCCACATAACTCAAGACTTGCACTCTCGCCTTATCCCCCAAACACCCCAAATACTCAATGACCGTGCCTGCGGGGGTGGCGGCGTAGCCGGTGACGGGTTGACAGTCAGCGCTAAACTTAGTATCACCGTCAACTACAGCAGTGGTTAAAGTCGAAGACATCGGTACAAAAAATATCACATTGGATCCATATCTTGACGTCTTTATAAATTTTCCTTTTAACGTTGTGAAATTATTGCCTTCGCCAAGTTTATTGCCCTGAACCGTTCCGGAACTGTTAACTAAAGACACGGTGCCAGTATCTGTAACACTAACCGAGTCAGAATAGTTGATGTATTGATTGGTCCCGCTACTATAGTCTCCAAGTATAATTTTTTCAGTATCCCCCAGCACGTAACCCGCCGGTTTTGCATCCGACCCCTCCTGATAGGCATTGCGGTTGGTGGAGACGGGGTAGGTGACGGAGGTGCTTGCGGGGATGGCGGGGGTGTAGGGGTAGCCGGTGACGCGTTGGGCCTTAGAAATGTACACCTCATAGCTATACGTTTGTTCGGCCCCATATGCATCTCGCAATTCGAGCGTTGCATCACTTGGTACATACCAAATCCCGTCAATGCCGAAGTTGTCAGAGCCGCTTACAACGACAGAAACAAATTTACCTTTGATGTAATCGATTAGGTTTGAATACATGTTGTGCTTGTTGATAACGGTTTTTCGGCTAGTATTGATGTCAGTCAAGGAAACAGTACCATCAGCAGCAGTAGCGACAGCTCCGCCAATAGAAAAGGTCATCGTTACAGCGACTGTATCATAGCTTTTGCTTGTCCCCGCAATCATGAAAGATGTCTCTTCTACTCCCAACGTATACCCCGCTGGAACTGCCGGGACTTCCTCGGTAGTCGTGACGGTCTTGCGCCAGACGTGGAGGTTGCCGACGTCGGCCAAAACACCAAACATATCATTCGGCGTTTTGTCGCCGGTCAGGCCCAACTTGGAAACGACCGCATCCTTTAGTAGATTCGCCTTGTTCAGCGGGGTGCCAAGTTGCTGGAAGCCCTCCGAATTGATCCCATTGAGGTCCACCGGGAACGTGCCCGCATTGAGCATCGCTAGAGCCTGTTCCCACGTGGTCCCTGTGGGGATCTTGCTTTTGAGATATCGGCTGTCGCCGGTCCCGTTAAGTATTGCGTCTTTCATCTCATACCTCCCCGGCGGCAAATTCACCGCTCATGATCTGTGTGACCTTTAAGGCCGTCACGCTTGCGTCCAACTGCTCTAGGATACGCTCGATGTCGTTTGCTTCGCTCCACGTCAGCTTGTCCAGGTCCCCCGGCGCGGCGGGCGCGTCGTCCGGGAGAACGAAGGCCCCGCGCATCGTCTGCACGTCCTGCACATACCGCGTCACTTGGGCGGGGGTGGGCAGATCGCCGGACTGAGAAAAGTCGGTCTTAGGCTCGACGTGGACTGTCGTACCGGCCTCGTTATATAGACGGTCCCGGAGATAGGCGACGGCTTGCCCGACGCGGTTTAGGTCGGTGGCGTTGTACGCGCCCTTGAGGGCCGACAAAAACGTCTGCTTTTCCGCCGCCGTGGCCGTGCCGTCGCTGATCTTTTGGGACAGCTCCCGGACCCGCGCCGCGTCTGCCGCCGTGCGGTCCGTAATAAGAGTGTCGATCACGCTCATCCTATCACCTCACCACTCCAAAATGACACATCCGGGCTTGCCGTCCGTGCCGTCTGTGCCCGCCGTGGCCTTTGCCGCCGCGTAGGTGTGCCAGAAACCATCGTCGCCCTTGCGCTGTGCGTACTTGCCGTTTCGGCCCTGCTTTCCGCCTGCGCCGCCGGAGCCGTATAGGCCCGATACCGTGCCGCCGTAGTCCGCGCCTTTTTGGGCGTACACCGCGCCGGATTGGATGTCCATCAGGCCGGACGTGTAGAGTTTGCCGTTTTCGGACGAAAACTGTCCAAACGTCGTCACACCGCCCTCAGTGCCCGGAGAGCCGTCCCTTCTGGCCGCGCCGCCTGCGCCTTTGGCCCCGCCTGCGCCGCACGAATACGCGAACTGCTGGCCCAGCGTGGCCGTCGTTTCGATGATGACGACCTTGCCGCCGTCGCCGCCGATGCCGCCCGCGTTGTCCTCGGGGTCGAATTGGTCGCCCCATAGCATGTTGCCGCCGCCGCCGCCCATGCCGCCGGTCCCGCCGCCGATGACAGTCACCTTGATCGCGCCCGCCTTTGGCGCGGTCCACGTGCCGGAGCCGGTGAGGACGGTCTTATTGGCATAGGCCGAATCGTTGGGGGACTGGACCAACATAGACGGCATGTCGCGCATGACGCCCTCATCAAGGGCAAGCTGCTGCTTGTACAACCGCGCCGAAATGGTCGATCCAAACTGAGTATCCACCGCCATGATGTCGCCGCACTCGCTCGACGGGTTGCCGCGACTTGTCACGGCGAAAGACCGCCCGCCGTACTCGAACAGGCAGGAAATGACGGCCTTTTGTGCGTCCGCTTGGGTGTGGACGAAGGGGTTATCGACACTGAGGGAAACCTCGGATTCGGTGTTGTTGCCCGCGAAGGTCACCTCGCCGTCGTCCAGCTTGAAGGTGATATCCGCGATGTCGTCGTTTGCGCTCATCTCCGGATACTTGCTCATGTCGTCCAGCGTCACGCGGTTGCCCTCCAGACGTTGGAGCTTGCCGACGCGGAGGAAGCCCGTGGCGAAGTCCTGCCGGGGCCATGTGTTGGTCGCCATGCAGAGGAAACGCAGGATCTCACCGCATCGCTTGTCGGAAACTTTGTCTTTGGTGGACGTGACCGCGACAGACGCAACGTCGCTGTCCACGATATAATCGTTGGTAAAATTGCTGCCCAAGCTGGCCATGACGGCTTGTAACCATCCAGACAGGGTCGTGGGGAGCGTGGAGGGCACCACGAAGCGCCGCTTAGTCAATGCGCCGATGATGTCCAACAGGTCCCACTGGACCGTCAGGTCCTGCAACGTCCAGCCCGCCGACTGCTGGAAGTACGTCCCAGCCGGGAGCCATTCCGTCGAGCCGTCTGCCAGCCGCAAGCCGTACTCGACCACGATCTTCTGCCGGTCCTCGACCGATGTAAAGATGGTGTTGGGGGCGTAGGGGTCGAAACGGTGGTCTTTGTTCTCCGCGACGATGGTGCACGTCGAATAGGGTATTTTAAGCCCGGAAAACGTGACCTCCGTGTAAACGTCCACCGACTGGATGACGGAGCCGTCCCACGTCTCATACAGGCCCAGCAGGATACGCGGGATGCGCACCACACGCCGTGGCAGGGACCACTTGGAGACGGTTAGGCGGAGTTTTGTCGGGTAATTGGCGACGAACCCATCTATCACTACGGAGGTCGCTTTGTTGCCGGTCACGGTCCGGGAGAAGAGCGAAGTCGTCCCCGCCCAGATCTCCACCGTGAACGTGTCCGGGAAACCGTTGACGTCTTTGGTCGAAAACTGCAACGTGACCGCCTGCAGGATCTCCACGCTGGAAAACGCGATCTCGATGTACGGGGCGGGGGAAGGATAGGCCCCATCGTCGCCCGACAGGGCCGCGCCCTCCCATCCCACTTGACCGGTCCGGCCTGTCAGGTCGTCCGGTGCGATGACCTGTGTGCCGTCCAAGATCCATCGGTTACGTTCCAGCGTCGCAAGCGTCGCGTCCGCTTCACCCGTCCCTCTGGCCGTCACGTTGTCCGCATCGGACAAGGCTCCCTCATCGTTGGACGTCACGCCTGTGACCTCCATGTCAGGGTCGGCCAGGTCGAAGATCGCCCGGACGTATTGCCGCCGGGAATCCGCCACGACGGCCTCGGAATATGCTGCACTATGCTGGATCATGGCCGTCGATCTCCTCAAAATGTAACGTGTAGTCGGTCCATACCGGCCCGTCGTCCCACCACCGCTCTAGCGCGGGCTGTGGCCGCTCCGTCAGGTGGAACCACCCGGAAATCAGCTCCGTCCCGCCCGTAGAGGGCAGGAAGAAGAGCTGATGCCGCCGGGATGCCTGGAATTTGGCGTTCAGCGTCGCCATTTTCTCCGCGCTGATGGCGGAGGATGAGATCTCGACGTGCCAGATGGTCGCCCGGATCTCTTCGATTCGCCGCCCGGAGATCATGCGCTCGGATACGCCAAGCTCTTCCTCGTAGGCGGTATAGTCGCCTTCCTCGAGGTCCTCGATCTCCACGCCGTCGATGCTCAGAAACATGTTGCCGGTCACGGTCTCATCCATCTATACCACCTCTCAATCACTCACGATCCGCGGGCTTTGGTCCTCGACCGCCCGGATGTCGTCGATCATGCCACGCGCTACCTCTCGACCATTGAGGGTCAGCACGATGTCCTTAGACCGGCTCTGTGCACTGTTTACCATGCTCATAACGGTAGCGAGTGCGCCGGTCTGTGCGCTTTGGTTCGCCGTCTGCCGCTCACGCGACGCGGCGGAATTGCTCGAGATCTTGTTCGAGACGAACTTGCTTTCAGACCGCCCCGCGCTCCGGATGCTGTCCGCCGCCTTGATGCGGGCCAGCTCCGCAAGCACGCTGTCCGCGATGCTCTTAGCTGCTGCGATCGTAGCCTTGCCGCCCTCGACAAGGCCGGACGTGAGTGCATCCATCGCCGTCTGCCCAGCCGGTTTCAGCTCCGTCGGGAGCTTGTCGGAGTACGCTTCCTCGATGGCGTCGATCTCGCTCTGGTAGATGGATTCCGCTACCTTCTTCGCAGCGGCTTCCTTCTCCTTCCACAGGGACATGTAAGCGTCGTACTGTTCATCGCCCATCGCTAGGAGCTTTTGGGCGTACTGCACGGCCTTTTCCTGATCCATGCCCAGGACCTCCGTCAGCAAGCTATCCGCGATGCCCCGATCCTTGAGGGCCTGGATCGTGTCGCCGTACTTGTTGATCGCGTCGATCGACTTTTGCAGATCAGTTAGGCGGAAAAAGTCATCCTCTTCCGTGTACAGGTCCACGTCGCCCAGCTTCGTAGCCATGTCGTCGCGGGTCTTTTCCACGTCGCTGAGGGCCTTTTCGTACTCGCTCTTGATGGCTTCGAGCGATTTGACCTGAGATTGCAGAGCCTTCTTCTGTGCGTCCTCTTGGGCCTTGAGCTGCTTTTCGTTGTGGTCCGCTTCGAGTTTATCGATCTCGGCTTGCAGCTTGGAGCGTTCCTTGATCTCGGCCTTCGCGAGGGCGTCGTACTTTTCCTTGAGGTTCTTTTCGTACTCCGCCGCTTCTTTCTCTGCCTGACGCTCAGACGCCGCGCTGGACACCTTCTCGATCTCGTCGTTTAGCTTCTCGATCTCCTTCGTTACGGTGGTAGCGACATTCGACGCGGCCTTTTTGACCACCTTCTTTGTCGCGTCCATGCCGTTTGCAAGGCCCTGTCCTACGTACTTACCGATCTCGATCATGACGCGGGAGGGGGAATGCGTCTTAAAGATACCGGTCACGGTGCTGATGACTGTATTAGCGACCTCACCGGCCTTTTCTCGGACCGCGTTGATTTTTTCGCCGATACCGTTTATAAGGCCCTGTACAAGCTCTCGGCCCTTCTCTCTGAGCTTTTCCGGGATCTCACCGACCTTCTCGACGATCGCCGTTTTGACTTCCTCAAATTTGTCTCTGGCTGCGGCCTTGACGTCTTCGCCCCATTGTCTGACGCGCTCAACTGCGCCCAGGATGGCACTGTAGATCTTGCCGGGTAGAGACGAAAACCACTCTACGACCGCCGACACGGCGTTGCTTGCCGCTGTGGTCATGTCAGAGACGACGGTGCTGCCCCAATTATTGATTTTTTCGGCAGCGGAGCTGACGGCGTTAGAGACGTTCTCCCGGAAATTGGAAAACCACTCGATGATGGAAGAGATCGCTTGGATGACCGCGCTGCCAATCTGGATGAACGCTTCAAATGTCAAAACGACGGCGTTCACGCCCGCCGACAGGATGCCGAACGGAACGGCGATGATGGATTGCCCCAGTTTTTCAAAAAATCCCGCGATCGCCGCCTGTTGCTCAGGGGTGAAGGCGTTGTTGATCGCGTCGCGGATGCGTTGGAACGAACCGGAGACGCTTTCCACCAGGCTGCTGAGAATGCCGCCCGCTTGGGGGAAAGCGGTCGTGAACGCGGACATCAGCGTAGAGCCGACGTTGCTCAGGAGGGTACCGATGACCGGCAGGACGTTCGAAAGGGCCGTGCTGATGCTCGACACAAGGTTTTGCGTCAGTTGATCCATGTCGGCGTCCGGGTTTGCAAGGCCGGTCAGCCAATCCGCCCAGGCCGCTTTCATCGAGCTTACGCTACCCTCGATGGTTTCGGCTGCTTCCTTCGCCGTGGTGCCGGTGATACCCATCTCATCCTGGACCACGCCGATAGCGTCCACGATATCAGAATAAGAGTTGATGTCGTACTTGATGCCGGAGATCTTTTCTGCGTCCTTTAGCAGCTCTTCCATGCCTTCTTTGGTCCCGGAGTAGCCCAGGGCCAGATTATCAAGCATGGAGTAATAACCACGCGCAAACCCTCGATAGGCGTTTTGCAGGTCCTCGACCTGTGTGCCCATCTTGTTTGCGTTGTCCGACATTTGGATAATGGCCTTGTTTGCCTGTTCGGCGGCTTTGGCCGTGTCTCCGCCCGTTGACTTGATCAAAGCGGCAGAAAATTGCGTCGCCGTGGTCAGGTACTCATTGGCCGACATGCCCGCAGTCTTGTAGGACTGAGACGCATAGTCGAGCATCTGCTGCGAAGAATCCTTAAAAAGGGTCTCCATACCGCCGACAAGCTGCTCATATTGGGCATAGCCCTCGACGGCCTGTTTTCCGGCGTTGATCGCCGCCTCCCCGAGGTCTTTGACGGCTCCAACGGCCAGCTCGACGCCCTTCGTGGCCAGCCCTCCGAGGAAGGTCCCCTTGAAAATGTCGCTGAATCGGGATAGCTTGCTGCCGCCTGTATCAAATTTGTCCCCGAGGTTTCGGGCCGCGTCTGCCGCATCGTTGATGTCAGCATCCACGCCGTCGAACGCCCCGGAGAACGTCGATTTTGCCTTAGAGCCAACGTCGGATAGCGTTTTGTCTATCGGTTGAGCGTCGCCCTTGATCTCGATGGTTACGGAGCCATCTGCCACATCCTCACCACCTCACCTTTCTTCCTGCTTCGCGGTCGCCTCACGATACCGTCGCTCCACCTTTGCCAGCAGGGCGGCGTCTCGCTCTTCGACCGTCATCTTGCGCCGACCGTCGCCGTGGATGGCGTAGAGGTCGCGCATCTTTTTGTAGTGCTTTTTCTGGGCCTTGGACATTTGGGACAGGTCCGCCGTCCGATAGGCGACGCGCTGCATAAAATTGCAGTCGTGCGGCAAGTTGAACATCAACCGCCGGAACGTCCACCAATGGAGGTCCGCCGTCGTCAGGTCGATGCCGTAGGACGACAAAAAGGAGGACAAAATGACCTCAGCGTCTTGCACGAAATCATATGCCCTCCCTCCCTTGTCCTTGCCCTTGGGGCGGTCGTCGTCTTGTCGTTTCGGCCCACGGTAAAAGTCCAGCATCGCCCGCACCGCGCCGGGGATATCGTCCGGGATATCGCCCCGGTAGAACCGGGCCAGAAGCCCCGCCGCGTCCGGCTCTCCGTCGCTCAGGGCCTCTAGCTCGATCGCGATCCCGACGCGGAAGCTGGGATCGATTCGGACCGTCTTACCTCCGACCTCTACCGTGTCCGGTAGGGCCTGGAACGGGTCCGGTCTCATCGCTTGCACTTATGGACCGGCTTGGGCCGCTTGGGGGCGAATGCGTTAGCCTGATCGACCACCTGGGCCGCAAAGTCCGTATAAGCCGTCATGATGTCCCGGAAATTGTCCCGTTTGCCAAACAGCTCCGCCGCCGTGCCGGGGCCGATGACGTGGTCGAAAAACCCACGCACCAGTGCACAAACGCCGGTCATGTAGGCAAGCGGGTCCTCTTTGGCGTGGGAGCCAAGCACGGAGACCTCCCCCGCGATCTTGTTAGCCTCCGCCTGGAACCGCCCGAACGCCTCGACGTCGAACGTATCAAACTCGATGGATTTGCCGTTGATGGTGTAGGTCTCCATGCTGTTACCTCCCTTGTTTAAGCCTCGCTAGAGCTGTAGGTGTAGGACGTCGGGGCCTTAGTCGCCATGACGTCGATATCGATCTCGGCGGACGCGCCCGCATCGCCGGAACCGTCCGAATTGACGATGATAGCCGCCTCGCCCTTTTCGCCCTCGCCGGTCAGCAGGGAGAAATAGACGTAGGGCTTGATGACCGCCTGGCCGGTGCCAAACTTGATGGAGTGCGCAAGAGCCCAGTCCTGGAACTCATCGCCGTGCATCCGGTCGCCTGTCACGTTGAAGGTCCGCTGCGTGGCGGTCTTAGTCGTGACCTTGCCGTTACGGATATAGGTCTTATCCTCGCTCTCCGGATTGAGCTGCGCATCCACGGAGGTGATACCGCCCTGGACGACGATAAAATCACCGGTCTTGGTGGAGGCGGTCGAAGCAATGTCGATCGCGAGGACGAAATCGTCGGCAGTCGCCACGCCCGCGAACTCAGCGGAGGGGGTCTTGCCGGTCATGAGGGTAGATACCTTCATAAGGATCTCCTTTCCAAAAAAAGAAATACCGATACCCTTTGCGGTATCGGCTCAATGGCTCAAATCGAGATATAGTCGAGGGTCATCATGATCTGATGGTCCTCGGATCCGTCTTCGTACCGGGCGAACATCGCCGCCCGCGTGTTGCATGTGATCTTCTTCGCGACCTTCCCGCCGCCCAGGTCAGGTAACGGCTTTTCCGCCGCGGCCCAGTCACCCAGCGCGTCCAGCGTCTCATCGGCGGACAGGCGGGCATTATTGGACGACGGCTGCAACCGGTAGATGACTTTAAATTGATACTGGCCTTCGTATGCCCCACGGATGTACTGCCGTGTGATATACGCGCCCTGTATCGTGCTCAGGGCCATGCCCGGCGCGTCGCTGGGCAGGAACTCATAACCGATGGATAGGGGCTTGCCCGCCCAGCTATTGAGCCATGCCAGCAAAGACCGCGAGATCTTGTCGGTCGTCTCTCTGGTGTCCATGACGACCGTGGTTTTGTTGTTATCCACTTGTCATCGCCTTTCCATAGACGCGGAGCCATTTTTCGAGGTTGACGGCCTTGGATGCGTCGAACCAATGGGATTGAGCCTGCGGGCTGACAGCGGTAGAAAAGACAAGGTTTTTGCCTGTCGCTACCTTTGTCGCGCCCGGTCGTGCCCACGGGCTACCAGTGTCCGGGTCGATCATTACCTTGCCCTCCCACAAGAATCTTGCGTAGGGTCCTGGATAGGTGATCGTCCCGCCCTCGACACGCGCCCCGTTCAGCATTTTGTTGCTTTTCGCCGGGGCAAATTGTCGCGTATCCTTTTCGGCTTGGATCGCTAGGATCTCATCCGCCTGTTCCGCGCGGCTCGACATCAGGGCAGGGTCGATGTCAACTACGACATTGATCTTGATGCCCATAGTTCAACGGCCTCCGATCTCCCAATGCTGCATGTCAGCCGTCCCGTAGTCTTTGGTGTCCACCGATGAGATGCGATACACGTCATCGTGCGTCCGGTTGATCCACTGGTAATCCTTGCCGGGGTCCACGACTTCGCCCTTGACCAAAAACACAGACACGTCAGAGGGCGGGGCCGGGTCGAGCGTCCACAGGGCCGACTTGTCAGCTGCTGCGTGGTACTCTTTGGGTGGGGCGTAGGTCTTCGCCGCGCCGGTCAGGCCGTCTACCGCCTCGACGGCAAACGGCACATAGACCGTCACAGCATCCGCATTTTCGAGGCCGGACGCCTTGACGTTCGCGGCCTTCGCGGCTTCGACCAAAACCCCGCGCAGGACCGTGATATTGGTGTCCACGTCCAGCATCGTCATAAGATCCTCTGAGATCGTGTACACGGTCACAGTATGGGGAAACATGCTCACGGCCAGCTATCCCCCCTCGTGACGGGGTAGCCCACGGGGGCCAGCAGGGACGTGCCGCCCAGATAGATGGTCAACGCCTCTTTCCGGCGTTGGTCCGCAAGCTGGATATCGGTGGCGGAGATGGATCGGGTCCCATAGCTACGGGACCATCCGCCGACCGTCTCGCTCTGGACCTGAGCCGCGCCGGAGAAGGCAACGGCGTCGAGCTTGCTGTCGATGATATACGTCTCAGCAAGTGCGCACGTCGCCATCCTCACAGCGTCGAGGTCCGTGCCGGTCGCCGATCGGGACGCGCCGCCGGTCACAGCATCGAGGTACAGGGATGCACGTGTCGCGAGGCGGGGGAAATCCGCCTCATCGATGCTGTTGCCGCCGTAGGTGTTGCGGTAATAGCCATAATCGGCGTAGGGCATGGGGATACCTCCTATCAGGCCACCTTGATGACGTAGGTCTCGCTCATCCGCTCATAAGAGGGGAGGACGATCTCAGAGACGGTGGTCTTAGTGTTGACGGGGTCGTTGGTCACGGTGACGGTCACGGCGATACCGGTATCGACGATGGAAACGTCGGCATCGGCGCGGCCCATGAGGGTGCGCTCTTCGGGGGTGGTGCCGTACCAGGTGGAGCCAAGAGCGCCGTCCGGGATGAGGGTGACGTAATCGTCGGGGTAGTACTTGTTCGCGGTACCAGCCTCATCCTTGTACTGCTTGGTGTAGACGATGATGGTCACGCCAAGCAGGGCCTGGACGATCGCCTTAACGGTGGCCTCGGTCATGATGACATTGGCGGTCTGATTCTGGGCCAGGATAGCCTTCTGGACCTTCGCGTTGCCCAGCAGATAACCCATCGTCTTTTTCGAGCAGATCATGATGGAGGGACGGGTGCCGGTCGCCGCTTCGACCGCATCCTGGGCGTCCATGATGTCCTGGATCGGGTTAGCGGTGTCGGTCGCGCTCCACTTGTTCGCGGCGGTGGTGATCGCCTTGTAGTTGTTGGTCTTGTAAGAGCCGTCTGCGTCGTAGTTGTAAGAGTACTGTGCGCCATTGGCAGAAATGGTGATACGGGGAGACCCGTCCGTGGTGGGGGCAAGGAGCTGCATGCGCATCCGCTCCGCGACGACGCGGGCACCCTCGACAAGGGTATCGGTGTCGCTGTAGATGCTATCCAGGACGGACTGGATGTAAGGATCGTTTTCGTCCTGGATGCGCTGGATCTCCTGCTCGTCCTCTTCCTTCACCAGCATGCTCTCACGGAAAAAGGCCATCTGAGTGGCGTCGATCTTGATGCCCTCACGGCTGCGCAGGGTGGACTTGGCGTCGAAGTTGGACGGGGCCAGCGAGACGGGAAGGCCCTTGTTGCCCTTGATCCACTTAAGGTCAAGACCCATCTTCTTCTTGGCCGGGAAAAGCCCCTCACCGAAGTAGGGGACGCGGTTGGTGGCCGCTTCGGTCTGCTGGAATGCGATAGCAGACGCGTTAAAAACCTGATTGAGTTCCATTCGTGCTTTACCTCCCTCTTACACAAGGACGACGTTCTTCATCGCGGCGGCGGCGGTCTCGTCGATCGTCACGCCGGAATGAGACTGCGCCTTAGCCTTGTTGATGTAGCCGCCGATGACGATGGTGCCCTGCGGGCGGTCATCGTGGACGTCGTGCAGCAGGATGCCGACGGCGGTAGAGGATGCCGGGGTGCCTTCAGCCGCAGCGGTGGTCGCGGCCTTTTTGCCGTCCGCTGCCATAGGGGTACCGGCCTTGCAAACGCCGCTGGCAAAAGCAGAGGCGTCGAGGGTGAGTGCCTTGCCGACGTACTCGGAGTTAAACAGGATCTCCACGTCGCCGGTCACAGAGGTGCTCTTGTAGCTCATAGAGCCGAGTGCCATAGATATCGCTCCTTACTTGTAGATGTTGATGACGTCGGCTGCTGCCTTATTGGCTGCTGCCGCGTCTTTGCCGATGCGCTCCGCAAACTTGATACCAAGATTGGTCGCGCCCTCATCGCCGCCCACACCGCCGCCGGGACGGGCGAACTTGGGGCCGGGCTTGTCGGGGGCGAATGCATCGGGGTCCGCTTCGCGCTGTGCCTTGACGAAATCGTCGAAACCTTCCAGTGCGCCGTCCTTGAGGTTGAGACCTTTGGCCTTAAGCTCCGCGCGGAATGCACGCTCCGCGCCCTTCGAGCTGAATTTCAGGGAAGCGCCGGAAATGGCCTGGCTCATCGCGTCGGCGTAGTCGCGGGCGGAAAGCTGGTCTTTGTAGTTCTGGGTGTCGGTGTCGTACTTTTCCTGGAGTTCGTCGAGCCGCTTTTGGATGTCCTCCGTGTTCCCCGCATTCTTGCGCAGGGTCTCAAGGTCCTTGTCGCGGTCTTCGAGCTGCTGACGGAGCGCGTCGGCGTCAGCCTTCGCGTTCTGTGTGGCCTGTTTCTCCCGCTGGATGTCGGCCCCGTTTTCGGTCATGATCTTGTCGATCGCGTCCTTTTCAAGGCCCAGGCCCTCAAGGAAATCTCTCTTCATGGCGTCCTTCCTCCGGCTACGCGTTTTTTACGCGGGTCGCATCCGCTGCCGTCCCGTAGTTTTACGACGTCGGGTCGGTCAAAAATTCAAGCCGCATACCGGCCCCGGAAAGGGCTGGTATACGGCTCAATGGCTCAATCTTATTTGCTTGTCAGTTGCCCAGGCGGGGCGAACGGTCGAAAAACCTTTGATATCGTTGGAGTTTTTTATTTGCCGGTCACTTGCTCGACGGCGTTCCACTCGATCTCGCCGGACCACGTGCACCGTGCGCCGGTCTTAGTGCGGCCCCCGCATTTGGCAAACACGCCGCACGCGCCTAGGGCGACAGGGTGCAGCTTTTTGCCGCACTTGGGGCAGCAGAACCATACGCGCCCGTCGATGTATCGTAGATTATCGGTCATGCGTCATCCTCCCCGGTGTCGTCCGCCTCCGGCGAATAACAGCCAAAAAACGATTGCAGGATCTCGTGGGCTTCCTCCCGGTCGTCCGGGGATGAGGCGTCGTATTGGAGCGTGACGCCCGCCTTTTCGGCCCGTGTGTCCTCGATGATGACCACTTTCACGCGATCCCTCCCTAATACAGGACTTTCGTCCGCTCACGCTGCAGGGGCAAACCCGCCTTCTCGCTGAACGCCTTGTAATTGGCATTCAGGCGGCGCAGGCGGATGGTCGCCTCCTGCTTCGACTTTTTGGCTTCTTCGCTGTCGAGGTTGTCCATGGAGTTGATGATGCGTTTCTGCTTGCGGATCGACCGTTCGATCTCGCGCTGCTTTTGGGTCGCCTGATATTGGTCATACAGGCGATCCTGATAGACAAAGGGCTTGCGATCGATGGTCTCTAATTGGCGGTCGGTGTAGGTGCGCTCCATGACGCCATCGATATGGGCATGGTAGGTGTGCCTACAGTTCCACCCGCCCAGACCTTCGCCGCGTCCGTAACCGGTCGCCTTCTCAAAATCCGGGTATTGGGTCCGGTTCGGCTTTCCGCCTTTCGACCAAAAATAAACCTTGCCTTGCCATTCGGCGTGGTTCTCCGGCCCGCTGCCGGTGTTCCGCGCCCCCGCGTGGGCGGAGACCTCCACAAGGTCCGTTTGCAACCGCTCGACAGCTTGCTCGGAGTAGCGCAGACACGTTTGGTTGACCCCGGTCATGACGGCACGGCGGGCCGCTACGTCGATCTGGTCGTATCGGACGCGCTTGTCGTTTTCGTACCGCGCCGATGTCAATCCGCCGCTTGCCAGCTGCTTGACCGCCCGCGTGATCGCCTGATCGTAGCTGATCGCCCCGGACATGACTTCCGCCTCCGCCGTATCGAGCGCCCATTGGTACGCCTTAGCAGGGGGGAGCCATCGCACGGGCCGATTGCCCACACGGACCGCAAAGCCCATCGATTGGGTCAGGTTGCGCAGGTCGCCTTTGGTCTGTCGCTTGATCGCGTCGATATCGTCGGCGGATACCAGTCGCTCCGGGATGGTTATCTTTGCCGCCGTCGCTACGCCGTCATAATACTTTTGGTTGCGCTCCACGACGTCGTCTAACAGCTCATCGACCTTATCCAGGCCGACGCCCGCCGTGTCGGCGATCGCCTTTTTGATGTCGTCCAGCTCGATGCCGTGGGCGCGGAGTGCGCGGATGTCCTGCACCGTAACCTCATTGAGCTGATTGGCCGCATTGAGCCGCCAACAGATCTCTTGCAGCAGCCGGTCCTCAAGGGCGCGGAACAGCTCCGCGACTTCCTCTGGGAGCGCGTCCAGCGCCTCCGGGGTGAATGGGTAACGTGTCATTCGACCTCATCCTGCCCCTCGTCAGCCAGCTCGTCCATTTTGGCAAGATTGGCCCGTGCCGTGTCCTCGTCCTCAAGATACCATTTTACGCGATACTCGACCGCGCTCATGAGACCCTGCATGACGTCGGACAGGTCTGTCGCCCGCTCCGCTCTCCGGCTCTCCGGGTCCTCCAGGACGCCGTCGCCAAAGTTGAGGGACAGGTCATAATCGCCAGGAGGGGCCAGCCCGTAGAGGGTCGTGTAAGCATCCATCGCATAGACCAGATCGTCGAGCGCGTCCGCAAAGGATCGCTGGATATGGCTCTCCGTGATATACTGCCGCTGTTTGCTGCCCAGGACCTCCGTCGCGGATTTTTCCACGCTTTGAGGGTCGGACAGCGTACCGTAAGCAAGGCCGACCTGGAACTCGATGAGCTTAAGCGTCATCTGCAAGCCGCGATACAACGGCTCATCCCGGTACTCCGGGGAGAACTCACGGAACATGTCGCCGGAAGCCGTGGCGAAAAGCTGATAGAGACGGTTGCTTGTAAACTCTCGCGCTGTGCCCGCCGTGCGCTCCGCGAAGATCTTACGCTCACCGCTCTTGTACTCCCACCAGATACGCTCCCACTGGATGTCGCACTCTTTGATGAGACCGGCGACGGCCCCGCTGTACACGGAGACGCCGACCTTGCTGTCAGTCTCGATATTGTTTGCAAGAGGCGGGGTGAAGACCGCAAACAACGGACGAACCAGACCCTCGATGCGCGTCTCCGGCTCGATGTCCGCCCACTCCGGTACAGTGTCGAGCGGGACCTCACGGCCCGCCGTGCTGTTTTGGTTGCTCTCATGGGCCTTGTTACGGATGACATAGACGCCATCCTCGAAAGAGTGGGCCTCCAAACGGAGGTAATACTTGCCCGCGCTCTTGACCCGCTCGCGGAACACGCCGCCGACGCACTTGCCCGCCTCATCGTAGGCCGTGGGCTGGAAGGCGAGGATGCTCGACGCATCGACACGGAGCTTGTCGCGGTAGAGATAAGGCCGGAGGGCGACGCCGCCAAGCGCAAGGCCCAGCTCTAGGGCGTGCTCGAAACCGGGGACCGCGTCCTGGAAACACTCATCAAGATAGCCCGCCCGCGCGGATCCGCTGATGGTTCCCGAAAACTCCACAAGGGCAGGTCTGGCCAGCTCCCGCGCGATCGCGGCGGGCAAGCCCAGCGGCACGACGTCACGATTCGCCCAGGGCGGGCGGTTGACGTACATCGCCCACCAAAGCTCGATATTTTCCCGCATACCCTGCGTCACAGAGGTCTCGACGCCGAAATCCTGACGGGCCGTCGAGGTGGGGAAGAACCAATTTTTGACGCCGTTGAAGGCCCTTGTGAGACCGTCGAACATTAAAGCAACTCCCTCCGCATGATGGTTTGCACGAAATAACGGACCATATCCATAGCGTGGTCCTGCTCTTTGATGACCGCATCTGTGCCGCTCTTTTCGTCCCAGCGGTACGCGCCAAACTCATCAAAGGTATTGATGCAGCTCTTGTCGAACGTCAAACGGCCAGACAAGAGCATACTGCCGACGTTACGGATGCCGTCCAGGACACTGTTATTGGCGTCCAGCACGTCGAACATGCCGCGCCGCCGGATCGCCTCTTTGAACGACGCCGCCGACGGGTCGATGATGACGCGCTCGATATTGTAGCCATCGGCAAAAGCCTCCAGGTCGTCGCAATACTCTTCGTCTGTTTTCTGACGCCGTTGGGCGCGCCCGTCGTAGTAGTATTCTTTGGCCATCGTGGCCTTGCCGTCGCTGACTCGCCACAGACCCATCGCCGTGGGGTTAAGCGTGCCATAGTCCACGGAGACGTAATAGGTCCCGCCGTAGTACGGACCCTCGACCACGTTCCGCGCCCGGTCGAACATCGGATAGACAAGGCCCTCCGCCGCGCACCACTCTCCGAGGATGTACCGGCGGTAAAACAAGCCGGTGTACATGGTCTTGTATCGCTCCACGATCTCAGGGGAGAGGGACGGGTTGTCGCCCAGCAAGAAATGCAGATGCAAGGCATTGTGCTTGTCCGCCTCTTTGATCCACTCTTTGTAAAACCAATGGGACGGCGGGCCGGGGTTGCAGTTGAACCAAAACCGGGATCCGGTCACGGAGCACCGGCCTAACGCTTGCTCGACGAACGACCGGGGCTGCAACGCCACCTCATCCAGCAGTACGCCCGCGAGGGTGCGGCCCTGGATCAGGGCGTAAGAGCTTTCGTCCTTTCCCCCGAACACCTCGAAATAGTTGACCCGTTTCCCGCGTCGGACCTCCAGGACCTTTTCTTGTCGTCGCCAAGACAACTGATACCGTTGTTTGGCCAGCGTCATTGACGTAAACGGGACGACGATGTTTTTAGCGCAGCTGTCCACCGTTTTGCCGCACAGGGCGAAACGCTGGCCGTCGAACTCGCGCATCGCCCAATCGACAAAAGCCCACGTCATGATGGAGGACTTACCAGAACGGATCGCGCCGTCACAGATGAGGGCGGTGTAGCGGGTGTATGGGTAGGCAAGGATCTTTAATTGCTTGCCGCTTATCATTTGGCATCAAGACTTTCGATGATCCTTTTTTCTCGCGCAGAAAGTTCCCAGATGATCGCTGCTGCCTTTTCCGCTGCTGCCTTTTCCGCTGCTGCCTTTTCCGCTGCTGCCTTTTCCGCTGCTGCTTTCCTGGCAGCAGCTTTTTGCGAAAGCAACAAACCTCCGCCGAAAATCCCCTTATTGTGTGGTCTCTGCGCATCCAGCCTACTGACGGTCGTACACTCTCCACGACGGACGCAGAAGTCCACACCGCGCAAACTGTATCGTTGCAACATGGCCGCTGTCAAAACGTGGTCGGGATAAACGTACTTCGGTAATCTTTTTGTTTTTTCGCGCTTTGCTTTTAGAGTTGCGTCTTCCACCAGTTTGCGCAGATCCGGCGCAGTCTGTACGATGACATCCCCGCCATAGGTGGTGATAAATGCTGTATTGACCACTGCTCCGTTGTCATACGTGATGTGAGCATCGCAAATGATGTGATTGAGCCGAAGAACGTTTTTTCTTCCGCTAAAAGCGGTGAGGGACGGCGCGAACAAAAAAAACGGGATACCTCTGTCCAGGTAAAACTCGCAGATCTTTGAGAGGATGGAAAACGGCGGATTATCAAGCACGACCGCTCCGTCCAGGTATGGGAAGTTCTCGTAGTCGCCGCCCGGGTAGAACGGGCGCACGATCTTATCGGGATCGATGCCATACCTCTCACAGGCCCAATCGCGCACGACGTTATAGATCGGCTCTGGTGTATAACAGTCGTCCGTCGTCTTCTTGGGCTTAAACTTCGCGACGAAGGCGTCGTATTCCGGGTTATCGCTAAACAGCTCGATCTGGTCCATTTTACCCTCCGTTTATTTTGTGCGGCTCCGCGCCGAAATCCTTGTTAAATGGGACGATCTCACCGAACAGCTTGACGTAAGCGTCCACAAGCTGAGTGTCCGCGGTCAACACAGTGTTTTCGCTGCGCGGGTTGGTGTTGACGTTTGCACTACTCTCGATCAGGCAATCGAATCGTTCGCCCTTGATCGCCATGACCTTGCTGTGGTTTCGGAAAACCACCAGCCGCCCTCCGCACTCGCTGATGAGGTCCTGCGCCATCGCGTAGACCTCCGGATAGCTGCCTCGAAAGATCTCGCCCATATACAGATCAACACGGCCCAACATGCCGCGCCGGTGCCACTCTCTCAGGTCGTTGACATCCTCACCGGCCATGACCCACGTGCTGATCGCCGCGTACTCGATGCGCTGTTGACGGAGGACGTGCTTAAAAAATGACATGCTATCGACATCGCCAAAGCTAAAGCAATGGTAGCAATCCCCGTCCGCAAAGTGCCAGTCTAGGGCTTGCTCTAACGCGTGTTCGCTGGCCGCTTTCCGCGTCAGGTGGCGCTTGCCGCCGCGATGGGATACGATGCCTTTAGCCCTCTCTTTCGGCGGGTCCTTGTCTTTGAGCTTGTCCTCGACGAAAAGGTCGAACCCGGACAGGTCGCCAATCCCAAGTTTTTCAGCTCGATCCATTGTCGATCCTTTCCGCGAGGTCTCGCAGGCTCTTACTCAGCTCATCGTCTTTGATGTCGTCGATCCGCGCCGCGCCCTCGAACCGATCCGTCTGGCCTAAAATGTTTTTGCCCAGAAAGATAGCCATCGCGGGACTTTTGGCGGCAAGCTGCCATTGCATCCGGCGGAGGGATATTTTCCCCGCGCCCCTCTTTTTTTGGTAGGTTTCGGAGAAAGATTCGCCGTAGGTGCGTTTGCACCAGCCGCTCAGGGTCTTGTCTGTCACCCGGAACCAATCGCATATTTCCTGCTGTGTGCATTGCAGGCCACAAAGATTTTCAAATTGGTCCTGATCGATCTCTTTTCTGGGCCTACCCATGTCACCACCTCGCTGTCTGGCATGAGTGGATGGACTCGAATCACCAACCTACAGTTTTGGAGACCGCTGCTCTGCCCGATTGAGCTACACCCACATATCTCCCGCCGGTCACGGCCCTGCATTTGGAGCTGCGGGGCCGCGTTGGAGAAACCGGAGGGAACCTATTATATTTTGAACCATCTTAATGATAACACAAATAAAATAAGACCGTCCCCCAATTGGGGGACGGCTGTAAATTTCTTCTGATTTTTTTGTTAGCGTCCGACTAAATCGTCTATCGTCACATCAAAAAACTCCGCGATGCTCACAAGGGCCGATAAGCTCGGCTCACGCTCTCCGCGCTCATATCGGCCGATCGCGTTTTTGCTCAGGCCGCAACACTCGCTCAGGGCTTTGCGGTCCATGCGGCGTCTCTCCCTCATGCGTTGGAGATTGCTCGGAAATCCATGCATAGCGTCCCCCTTTGCATCCGGTCGCCTGTTAGGCATTTAGATTTTTGGTGTACTCAGCAAAGGTGAGCCGTTTCCGGATCTTAAGGCCCCTCAGGCCCCGGCCCCTGTTGCTGAGTTCGCCCGCTCGGATCATGCGGAGCCGGTCCGCGTGCTCTCCCTCGGACCATCCGCACCGTGCGCACTGCCAGGGTGCGCAAGTATACTCGTTCCGGGCCTCTGGGATCATACACTCAGGCCCCGGCTCCCATTTGGGCATTACCCAAGCACCTCCTTGAAGACATCGGTCATCTTTGCATCGTACTGCGCGGCGATCTCGCCACCACACGCGGCGTATCCTGCGAGGTCGATCCAGTTGTCTGCGTGGTAACGACCGGTCGCGATGCGGGCGATCTTAAAAAGGCCCATGAGTGCCGCCACGTCGTCGGCTCCGATATCTACGTCCGTATCAGGCCCCACGCATTTCTCACGGATGTACCGTGCCCAAAGGTCGCCGATCATCTGGAAACTGTTTTCCGGACCGCCGTATATGTCGTTTCGGTCGGTGCACACGGTCTTTTCCGCCGTGTCAAGGATCTCTTTGCGTGTCATGTCTTATCCCCCTCTGCTTTGGCATAGACCTCATAGATGTCCCGGATGTCGATCCCGGTCACCTCTTGGGCCTTTAGCCTGAGTTTTTCCCAAGCATAATCGTCATCAACTTCGTCCCGCATTTTTTGCAGGGCGTCGCTGTTGGCTTGCAGGCACTCAAAAAACCGTTCCGCCCGCTTGGGGCCGATGCCGTAAGCGTCGGCCATGCTGCACACCATGAGCCACATCATGCGCTGGACTTGTACGTTCGCCGCGACTTCCACGGCTTTTGCTTCGACGGCGGCCTTCTGCGCCCTCGCGTGGGCCAGGACGTCGGCGTAGGTCATGCCCTTCGGTTTCCGCAGGGTCTTTCGTTTGGGCTTCATTTTGCG